TCTTATCCAGGTTCTGCAGAAGATGCTATGATGGCATATGTAGATTTACGTAGATCACAGGGTCGTAGACCTTTTATTGATGCACCTCATTTTGAGCTAATGTAATGGAGATGTTAGAGTTCATAACACAGTGGTTAGCTGCACCTCTTGCGTTTGTTGTTTGGTTTCTATTTATGAAGTCAACAAAGAACGAGAGAGATATAGCTGTACTACAAGCACAATATGAATCTAACAGACTAGCCTACGACAGAGAGATGAAAGAGCTAAAAGAAACTGTCAAGGCAATCTTCAATAAACTAGACAATATAGAGCAAGCATTAAGGGATAAGTAATGGACCCAGTATCTTGCGTAGCCTTAGCGACAGGTGCGTATAAAACCCTTAAGGCTGCTATAAGCACAGGAAAAGATATTCAACAAATGTCTGGAACTTTGGCGCAATGGGGCAAAGCATTCTCTGACTTTAGTAATCTAGAAGAGAGAGAAAAGAACCCACCGTTCTGGAAGAAAACATTTAAGGGGTCTGATGAGGAGACTGCACTAGAAATCTTTGCTAATAAAAAGAAGATGGAACAGATGAGAACAGAGATTAAGGATCATATCTCATTTACATACGGACCTAGTGCATGGAAAGAGGTGCTACAGATCGAAGCTCAAATGCGTAAGAAAAGAAAGCAAGAACTCTATAGAAAGCAGGAGATGATAGACAACGCTATAAACTGGGCTATAGGTTTAACAATCTTTGCCACGGGGACAGCGGTGCTTCTTGGTTTATTCTATGTTATCGGTAGGGCTCAGGGTAGATGGTAATGTGGTTTTTAGTGTGGATGCAGTTTACAGTAAGTTCTGGTGAGTTCGAGTATTACCAAATAGGTACGTATGGATCAGAAGAAGATTGTCAGCAACAGATGGTAAAAGCTAAAGTAATGGTAACTAACAGTAATTCTGCGGTGCATTGCTTTGAAGTTGATAGAAACTAAGAATAAATACATAGTGTTAGATGATAACGGAAAAGTAGTTATAATAACAACGTATAAAAACATTGCGAGGAAATATCTGAATGGCACATACAATAGTTGACGATTGGAAAGTTATACCAAGGCTGATGATGTTGGCTGTAACAGTGTTAACTTATCAAGCCGTACATTGGTATATGGCTTTGCCCGATCCCACAATACAACAATCAGGTCTAGTATCTGTGTGTATGGGGGCTTTGACTGGTTGTTTTGGAATATGGATGGGTAAGGAGTCTAGAACTACTGTGACTCCTACAAGGGTGATACATGAAGAATCTTATAGCAAGTCTTCTGATAAGTAGTCTTTTAGTTGGTTGTAGTTCCATACCATCGTTTATTAACCCTTTCTCAAGTAAGGATGGGACTTCTGTAAATGCGAATGTTCTCGCAGGTAAAGAAAATACACAACAGTTGGTCGGGCAACAAAACCAACAAGATGCAGGTCGGGACATCGTTACAACAGAGATACGGAAAGAGGTCGAGGCAAAGTCGGTCGAAGAGATTAGAATCCTCAACACTAACATACCCCCTTGGGTTTTACTCCTGCTTCTGTTGGGATGGCTCTTGCCCACACCACAAGCAATAGGAATGGGGATATATAGGGGCATGTCGTGGTTGTTTAAAAGAAAATAAGATAGTATACTAACAATACTTCCTATGTAAAACTAAAGGGGTCTCTTTTGAGACCCCCTTTTTTATGCTTAATCTTAAGCGTAGGTTTCTTTTTATTTGGTATGACCCTAGGCTTGTACTTAGGTTGCCGTAAGTCTTTAGCCATAGGGTTAGACTTTATATTCTGTCTCCCCATTGTATGCACCTATAATCCTTTACGTATAGACCTGAGTATTCAAACATTTCTATACCTGCTGCCAGTAGATAATTACACTTATCGTGAGAATCAACTACTGTTCTGTTAACTTCAGCGTGGCAGTCCTCAAACTCAAGAGAACTACAGAGTAAGAGAACTGCTGTCCACATTATGTTCTTCCTTCTATTACTTTTTCTTCGTGCTCTATGAGTCTATTGAGATACCACTGAGCTTTCTTAAGATCTTCTATACCGTTCTTATAACGCCACCTATGTAGATACTTAGCTATATTCCCACGTAGGTATCCTATAATCTCTTCATCACTCAAGAAGTCAAAGATATACTCAATACACTCTATGCTGCCCTGCCCATAGTGAGCAGGGCTATTTACGTTGTCACGTTCAATCGAACGCTTTCGTTCGTCAGGTGTCATAGGACTAATCAAAACAAGATGTCTCCGTCCTCGTCATACACCTCATAGCCGAAAGAGCTAAAGACAGTGGTGTATGGGTTCTCAAGTTCTTTTTGTTCAGACAACTTGGGACTTTGCATAACACCCATGTCAATTAGATGTTGCTCTAAGTAGAGCGGTATTTGTATTTCGTTTTCCATTATTCACAACTCCTTAAACCAGTTTCTGCGTCGTAGTAGCAAGCGCCACCCTCGACTACTTGTGGTTTTACATCTTCATTGATAAACAAGTCAAGCTGTTTTTCACCTTCTTCTGCAATATCTTCTGATGCAGCAGCATTTAGTATGCCATAACGCTTACCAGAAGCCCTAAAAGTAGTACAACCAGAAGCACCACCATCGTAAGCTTTCATGTAAACATCCTTAAACTCTTCCCATGTAACATCATCCCCGACGTTACAGGTCTTAGAACAAGCACTGTCAACATACTTACTTGCTAAGTTAAGTACCTTTACGTGATCGAATACAGATAGTTCATCAGCAGTCCTGCCTTTTACACCAAACTCTCTGTAGCCATAGTCTGACACACGGTCTATCTTAGGTCCATCAAAAGTTTGTATAGTCCTATCGTAGAACAGGCTAAATACAGGTTCTATACCAGAACTGACATTATCTGCAGATAAACTAATAGTTCCTGTAGGAGCTATAGATAACAGGTGAGAGTTTCTGATACCGTACTTAACAATGTCTTGTCTTATGTCGGATGGCAGAGTTAGTGCAAACTCACTACAAAGAAAGTTTACCTTATCAAAGAAGGGGAAAGGTCCCTTTTCTTTAGCCAGATTGATAGAAGTCCTATAAGCAGTATCTCTTAGAGTTACCATTATCTTCTCAAGGGCTTTTAGGAATCCGTCAGAACCATAGACATAACCTAATGCTTCAAGAGCGTTAGCTACACCAGTCAAACCTAAACCCATTCTACGCTTGTGTTTAGCTTCTTTCTCCTGCGCTACAAGTGGATATGTGGCTCTATCTACCACGTTATCCATAGCACGTACTACAATAGGTATATCTGCTTGAAATAGATCATAGTCAAAAGCCCAGAAGCCATCGCTATCTCTAGATACATACTTAGTTAGGTTGAAGGAACCCAAAAGACAAGCGCCATTAGGGGGCAAAGGTTGCTCTCCACATGGGTTAGTAGCCCGTATCTTTTCAATATACCACAAGTTATTCTTTCGGTTAATTCTATCAATAAACAAGATTCCAGGCTCTGCCCAATCCCACGTACTCCGTAAAATATCATCCCATAACGCCTTAGCTTTTACTGTTTTATATACACGACCACCAAACACTAGGTCAAAGTCTAGGTTTCCTTTTACCGCTACCATGAAGGCATCAGTTACACCTACAGAAATATTAAACTGTGTTAACTCAGTGCTATTGTTCTTCGCTCTGATGAACTCTTCAATGTCAGGGTGATCTACCCTCAGTACACCCATCTGAGCGCCTCTACGATGCCCTGCAGAGCTGATAGTCTTACAAACTGCATCGAATATACCCATGAAGGAAAGAGGCCCACTAGAGCGGCTCTCAAGCGATTTGATGAGGGCTCCTCTTGGTCGTAGTGTAGAGAAGTCATACCCTATGCCACCACCAAGGCGCATAGTTTGAGCAGCATCTTGTGCAGCTCTCATAATACCACTCATACTATCTTCTATACCTTCAGATACAAAGCAGTTGTAAGGAGTAACCTCACGAGGAGAACCCATAGCAGATTGAACCCTACCTGCAGGTAAAAATCTCTGGTTGTACAAAACATTACGAAAACTCTCGAAGTGTTCTGTATCATCCTTAAGTGCATCTGCTACCCTAGTCATAGCGTCAGTAAATGTTTCATTCTTCCCACGATACTTCATGGAGTGTATCTCTTCTGAGATAGACAGTGTTGGTCCATATTCAGTCATTTTTTATCTTTCTTATTATAGTTAATTTAGGTGACTATCTATTGTCACCGCTTCCTCGTATCTTACCGTTCTTCTTCCTCTTCGTCAACTTGTCCATATTCATAGATGCTATCTCTGAAAGAGGGTAGCCAAGGTCTTCGGCAAGTATAGCTACATACCATAGTACATCGCCAAGTTCTTTGGCGACTTCATCTTTATCGACTACACCATCTCTAAGCCACTTCTTAATCTTGTCAGCTACTTCACCTGCTTCACTTGATAAGCCCAGTGCAGGGTAGACAATCTTAAACTTGTCACTGTAAACAGCAAACTTACGTGCCTTAACTTGGTAGTCGTTAAATCCATCATCATATCTATTCATAAAGGCATCTATATCATCAGCAGTTATCATCGTCATACATCTCCAACTCTAAGAAACCCAATTCGTCTAAAAGCATAAGAACTTCGGGTTTGTTCATTTCACCATCTTCTAAGATTCTCTCGAACCCATAAGCCTCAATCATATCGAGAACTTCTTCGTAACTCTTGTCAGCCACTTCCATACTCCTTTTGAAGAGCAGACATAGAGACCCATTGTAAATCGTAGCTACCGTTATCTAAATATCTTTTGATAGCTACACCATGACGCCACTCTCTGTTAGCTTGACCTGCCCAGTTCTCTTCTTTACCTTTATAACAACCTACAACTAAACCGTTGATAGGGTTGGGTAAGGCTTCTGCCTTGTGGTAATAAGAGAACTTATGGCTATGTCCAACTGTAGCAGAACAAGATAGCTTCTCTGTCAAAGAGTAGCCATGATGTTTGTTAGCCATAGCTGTGCCATAGTTACCATTAGAGACATAGTGGGCGTACAATACACCGTCGTACTGATACAGGGAAGGAGCTGAGTTTGTATACTCGTGATACTCGTCAAACCATATGTCAGTTTGTAGGTGACTGAAAGAGATACCAAACTTATCCCCTTCAACTCTAGGATCATTAGCTATTGCTTTCTTAATCCTATTCTCATGATTACCCTCGAACCCAAACCAAGAAGCACGTTTGTACTTGCGTTGGTTAGGCTTGTTTCTAATTTTCTCCATAGCATCATTGTAGGATTCAACATCTGCTTGATAATTTTGAGATACAACAGCCTGAGGATTCCGACCGTCATAACTGTTAAGAGAACGCATATCAGCGCCATCTCCTAAGTCTACAACGTAAGTCGGGTTTACATCATATATAAGTTCCCCTAACCATAAGAATCTCTCGTTACTGGCTGAGGGGTCTGCGTGAGCGCAGGAAAAGACTACAGCAGTCTTGTGTCGGGAATTTAAGTAAGACATTAATCAGAAATCTTCCAAGGTTTAATAGATACTTTAAAGTGATTACTTATTTCTAATAGAGGCTCTTCGTCTAAATGACAGAGGTATTCTTTTTTTATCTCACCCTCATCACCCATCTGATAAATAGCTTTTACTGCATAGCAGTCTCCAAAATCTTCAACTGGACCTCTCGTCCAATGTACTATCATTTCTTCTTCCATTTTAGTAACTCCACAAAATAATCTGCTTTACATATGGATAGCCACTCCTGACGATCTCCACGTAAAAAAACTATAGGTTCAAATATTCTATCCTGTTCAGCTTGCCTCATGTAAGCATACAGAGTTTTAAAATCTTTACGCCTTTTTACTTCTATAGAGAGCGGTAACACTTCTCTTGCTCTTGGCGATAAAACTATATCTTCTCCGTTAACACCCATGATCTGACTTTTAATATCGTCAGGATGAAGTTCGGGAAAGGCTTTGAGTAGCCTATCCCTTATCTCTTGTTGACCTAAGCGGCCTTTGGCTTTCGCTGATGCGGTGGTTGCCATATCTCCCCCTCGTATCTACGAAGCCAAAGAAGTCTTGCGTTCTCTACGATACGCTCAACATCACCGTCATAGGCTTCTACTACTTTGTTCCAAAGTTCACGCTCTGTTGCAGCACCCTTTAAGATCTTCTCAGCCTTTACAGGACCCACTCGATATAACCCCTTAATATTATCGGCAGTATCTCCAGTGAGTATTTGGGTATAGAAGAAGTGTAGACCCTCTACGGCATCTACAGTTTTCCACTCGTTCTTGTTAAAGTTAAAGTGATAACCTGCCAACTGTAGCATATCTTTATCTGCTGAAGCTATGACGACCTTAGGACCAACCTTAGTTGCTTCTATACCTATAAGATCGTCAGCCTCTTCTCCGTGAGATTTAATAGCATGGTAGTTAGTAACTAAATGCTGCCTTATGTTCTCAAGGTGAAAAGGCTTCTCGGCATCTTTTCTATTACCCTTGTACTTATGAGTCTTAGCGATGTTATTACGGAAGTTATTCTTTCCAGTAATGTACACCTCATAATCCCCAGTTGAATTATAAAAAGAGCACTCATTAAAAATGTAGTATAGAAGCTCATCTACACCTTTTATTGCTACCTCAATAGGATCATCCTTATGAGCGAAAGCACATCTGTAGGCTATGATATCACCATCTATAAGTGTCTTACTCATCAATGACTCTCTTTTTTAAATATATCGGCAGTATAGCCGAAGAAGTAATCGTCAAAGCCCCAAGATAAGGCAGCTTTGACGAAGGCGTGTTCTAAATCTTCTGTTGTATAGATGTTGTTCTGAGTGTAAGTAAGTGTACGCTCATTTTCGAACTCATCTGTAGCAGTAAACTTAATTTCTACTTTTGGACTCGACATAGTATCTCCGTGAAGAGGGTCTCCGAAGAGACCCTAGATTAAAAACCAGAAGCAGCGCTTTCTGTTTGTTCGTAAGGTATGTGATCTAATACACCTAACTTTTCTAACCTATGCCCTGCTAAGTTACCTTCACCGTAGAATACAATCTTGATGCGAACCTTAGTACCGTTACCTATCAGCCCATCGGCTTCAAAATCCCAGTTACCTGCAGGTTGATCATCATCCATCTTAACAATGGTAGGAGGACCACCAAACTCTTCTACACTACGGTTAATGTGATTACGTGAGACTTTCACCCACTTGCCTATACCAAACCCATTTCCATCGTAGGGGTCTTTGATTTTGAGGTCTTTCTTACGTAAATTAGCTTCTGCTGTAAGTTTCGCTAGCTCCTCCTCTGTTTCGGGATAGAACTCCATGTTGTACTGACCATCAGGTACAAACTTAGTGTCCATATCAGAAGTGCGCAGTCTTGCCCACTTTACATAACCATCCATAATAATAGTCTGTGCTTTACGTTTAGCCATTTCTCATATCCTTTTTACTGAGACGAATATAGTATATAATATCCAGGATTTAAATGTCAACCCTAACCTAGTGAATTTCTGCATAATTTTTACCGAAGCTATAATCTATGCCTAACTCTACGTTTAGGTCAACACGTTCATTGGTCTTCTGTATAGAAGTATTCATAATATGTTCTGTCTTTTTCTCTTCTCCTTCTTTTACTAATGCAATTACTTCATCGTGAAACTGCCCGATGATTGTCATACCACGAGTTACACAACCTGCAACCCAAGTATCAAAGCAGTAGACACCAGTACTTTGATTTAGTGTACTGAATCTATCTTTGTCGTATCT